TATGGTAATATAGTTGTTGGAGATTGTAAACTTAATTCAAAAGAATTATTTCAAGTTAAATTGTGGATATATAAAAATAGAAAAGCGTTAAGCCAGTATTGGAATTCAGAAGGTGAAATGGATACAGACGATTTCTTTGATTCCTTGAAAAAACTTAACGATCTAGAAAAGGAAGAAGAATGAGTTTAATTTGTGGGGACATACACGGGCACCATCTTAAAGCAAAGATGTTCTTGGAATTCAAACCAGAAGAAGAACATATCTTTGTTGGTGACTATCTAGACTCATACACAGCATCGGATGATGATATACTTACAACATTCGAAATGATTATGGAGTCTGGAGCATATACTTTAGCTGGTAACCATGAACTTCCTTATCTTCCAAATCCCCACCCTTACTTTGCTTGTTCTGGAAACAGACCTAATCCAGAGTTTAGGTATATGGTTAACAAATATAAAGAACAACTTAAAGGTGCTTTCCTAGTAGATGACCACATTATAACCCATGGTGGTATTACAGCAGGTTTTGGTAAAGTGTTTGATAATGCAGAACAATGTGTTGAGTTTATCAATCAGGAATTCACATGGTATAAAAATCAACCAGTAACCCCACCAACACTTTCACAACTGTTTTATATTCCAGGTATAAGAGGTGGAAGGGAGCAATACGGTGGCCCATTTTGGGCGTCTATAGGGTATGAAAAATTCTGTGGTAAATTTAATCAAGTTGTTGGACATACACCGAAGAAAGAACCATACATTCAGGAAGTTGGAAAACACGTCAAAGGAAAACATAGAATTGTTCATGTCGCTATTGACAGCCCTAAATTTATTTGTTATAATACAAAAACTAAAATGTTTGAGGATTATTGTTCCGAAGAATACAAAAATGATGATCAAATGAGATCTATCTTGGAACGAACTTTCTAATGAAATTTATTAGAACACGATTATTGTGTATTGGTATTTCTAGTTTATTGTGCGGATGTATGGGCCCTGATATCTTTAATACAGTTAATGAAACCGATACCAGAGACTGGTACGTTGACTCTAAAGGAGTCATATATAAAATCCACAGAGGAGAAACGAAATGAATCCGGAAGTAGAAGTAAAGATTTCACAGCGTATTTTGCGAAAAGGTAAACGTGTTGGAATGTTTGTTGGTGTTAAAATGCCTAATGGTAAGGCAAGACTTGGGTACTCACTTTGTTCTAAATATGATATCTACAACCAGGAACTGGCTATGAAGATTGCTATTTCCAGAGCAGAATCGAACAAGGGTTGGGAAGTTCCTTCGTCCCTGTTAGTTGATTTTGAATACTTCTACGAACGCTGCCAACGATACTTCAAGGAGGATTTGGAAGATTAACAATGTGCAAAAATGAATATCTAAACGAAGATGGGTTTCCGGAATTTAAACTGGCATGCGGTTGTATATCTACAAACATTCCAGGTTTTGGGTGGACAACTACATATTGTGAAGAACACGAAGAATCGTATGATGAAGATTTGTACAACGAGCCTAAACTAACGAAATTTAAACCAAACCAACACTATTAAGGGAGAACGAACGTGGCAAAAAAAGAAACTGTAAATGTAACACCTTTCATGTATACTGAAAGTGAAATTAATTGCTTAAAAAACTTTAGTACGATCAATACCTCGATGATTCTTGAGCCAGATGGTTTTAAGGTTATCAATAACTCGAAATCTGTTATAGGATTTTGTAAATTTGAAACTCCGTACGAATACGAACCATTTGGTATCTATGAAACATCGGAATTCCTTACTGCTCTTGGAGCTATGGACAAACCACAAGTAGAAGTAAATGCAAAGTATCTTAACATTGTAGATGGTGACGCTTCACTAAAGTATTTTACAACTGCGAAAGATCTTCTTCCAACTGTTCCAGATGTAGGCAAAAAGTTTGATGCTCTAGAATGTGAACTCGAATTTACTATTACAGCTGATAAACTTGCGTTCCTTTTGAAGATGGCTACTATTTTGAAGTCCAAGTATATTTTCTTTGAGAGTGATAAAAAGAAGATTCGTCTAACTGCTGGTGATGAACTTAACTCCAGTTCTAATAACTATGAAGTAACTATTGAGGAAGGGATTAAGTCCAACTCGTTAACTGCTCCCGTTAAAGTGGTATTGGCTGACTTTAAGATTATGCCTGGTGCATATACAGTTAAGCTGTCCACGAAGATCTCAAAGTGGTCTAATACTAATGGTATTGATTACTTTATTGGAGTAGCTAGCTAGTTTTTAGATATATCCCACCGTTAAAAGATGTCGTAATAATCGTCCTGGTTGTTACGACATCTTGATTTGTTGATAGTCTTATTGTATAATGTTTAAAAACCAACAAAGGAATAAACAAATGGAATTGATTGGAACAAGCAGCTTACTTATGAAGAAACCAAGCTATAGTAACTATACCCTGACCTTTACCATTTGGTTTTCGAATAAAATGTTCTTCTGATAATTCATTAAAATGTTTAATATCAATAGTAGAATTGTAATTAAACACTTGCCAACCTCTATAATGATCCCATTTTTTAGAAACTAAATTGGCAATTATTTGTTTACTTAATATTTTATTTGTTACTAACTTTATATTCAATATTCCATTACAAGAAAACTGTATTCCTTCAGGGGAAACCAAAAGATAATTTTGTTTTCTATCTCTTCCATACATTGGATTATTTTTACCAGAGGTTTGTAAACTTTTTAACTTTTTAAGTTCTGGAAGACGGAAGTTGTAGGTCCAAGTATCACCTCCTGTACCGCCTTTTGTCATGTTATAACCATTTTGAAAAGACATGGATTGAAAATATTCTATATAGTATATTTCTTTTTGGTTTAACTCTTCCTTTGTGTTACAATAACACAATATTTCCCATGTAAAGTTATCTTTACCGTATTTGCGTAATGCTCTATAAAAATGGGTTTGTGTTAAATCTTTAAAGGCATTTTTAAAATGTTTATTTTTTCTAGGTTCAATAGAAGGTTTAGCTGTTTGACCAATGTAGGATTTACCGTTGATGGAATTAGTTGCTTTGTAGATTAACATGAAATCACCTCAATAAATAGATTTGGCAAGGACAGTAGTATTTCACCTCTACTATTGCTGGTCTATTGGTAGTAGCCAGCTAACTTGCTAAAGTTATTTATACAACGAATATAAAAAGGAATTAATTAATGGAAATTATTGGTAGCTCGTCATTGTGGTGTGAGAAATACAGGCCGTCATGTATTAAGGATTTAATTCTTCCAGAAAAGTACAAATCTATGATTAGGAAAATAGTTGATAGTGGAGAAATCCCAAATCTATTGTTTTCTGGGACAGCTGGGATTGGAAAATCAACTTTGGCGTTAGCTTTAACTAAAGAGTTAAATAGTGATGTTCTTTTTATTAACGCATCTGTAGAAACAGGTATTGATGTTGTAAGACATAAAGTTCAACAATTTGCTGTTACATCTTCTTTTATGGATGGTAAAAAAGTTGTTATTTTGGACGAAGCAGAAAGATTAGGGGGCGGTAACGGTTCTTCCGCTGCACAAGACGCATTGAAAGGGATTATTGAAGCTACTGACAAAAATTGTAGATACATTTTTACAACTAACAATCTTTCCAAAATTATAGATCCTCTTAAATCCAGAACACAGCTGATTGACTTCTCTTTTACTCAAACTGACCAGAAAGAAATTATTGTACAGTATTTTAAGCGTTGTCAGTTTATTTTGAAGAACGAAGGAATTGAGTTTGACAAGAAGATACTTGCAGATTTTATCCAGAGGCTCTATCCAGACTTCCGTAAGATAATTAACGAACTCCAAAAAGCTGTTTCTATGTTTGGTAAGATAGACGAGAATGTTTCCAAGATCTCTTCTGACTCTTTAGTGGATAACATTGTTGATGCTTTGAAATCTAAAAAGTTTTCAGAGATCCAGAAAGCAGCTAATGCTATAGATCCCACCGAGTTTTATAAAGGTTTTTATGATAAGATTCGTGATGTTCTTAACCCTCAAAGTATTCCAGATGTTATACTTGTTCTAGGAGAGGGTAATTACCGTATTGTTAATTGCCTCGATCGAGAGATACAACTAATTCATGATTTGGTACAGATTAGTAAAGTAGCTAACTGGAGATAATATGGCTGATTTGTTTGGTTATATAAACGCTATACAGAAAAAAGAATACCAGGAAGACTTATCCGGTTATTCAGCTTGGATGATAAATCGGTTCATGGTTGCCGATGCTTCTTATGTTCCAGTTATTGCTGAAATAAATTCTACATACAATTTAACAGATAGAATGCATTTTGATTTGTTGTATTACGCATTTCCAAAAACAAACAAGTTCCTTCGTTATAATATGAAAAAGGAGAAATCCGAGAAGGAAATGAAATATCTCATGCAATACTATAATATTGACCTACAACGGGCTAAAACATACGCTCAGCTAATTTCCAAAGAAGAATTTGACTCCATAATAGAGTATTTCGAGAACCGTGGAGCTAACAAAAAGACGTCAACGAAAGGAAAGAAGAAATGAAGACAATTCAAGTAGAGTTTCAACCTGGTGATGTTGTTAGATATTACTCTGGACGTTATGGTTACGCTTATATGATAATAGCCGAAGTTAGGATGAATTGGACAGAACAGAATGGTATAATTGTTAAATATGCAGGGTATCCGGAATATAATAAAGTCCGGAACGGTCGTTATAGCCTATATACTTGGATATACGATTTGAAAAATATAGAACTAATTAAGGTCAAAAATTAATGTCCATGCCTATTTTCTTTGAAGGTAGAGTTTATGGATTTGTAAGAACATCTGAATTAAAATTTGAAAGGAAGAAATAAATGGTAAACTCAAGTAATTATGTACAACTAGCAACAAATACGGAAGCACCGGTTACAGATGCTATGATTGAACGGTTTAGTAATCCAGAAAATATACGGTTACTTCACGCTGGTCTTGGTATTGCTTCAGAAGCGGGTGAGTTTGTTGATGCTCTAAAAAAAGCAATGTTTTATGGAAAGCCTCTGGATAAAGTAAATCTAGCTGAAGAGTGTTCAGATTTGTGCTGGTATATTGCCTTAACTCTAGACGTCCTAGGTGTTAGTTTTGATTCTGTATTAGAAACTAACATCAAAAAGTTGGCTGCTAGATACCCGGAAAGATTCACAGAATACCACGCAGAGAATCGTGACCTGGAAACAGAACGTGCTATTCTAGAAGGTAAAGTTCACGACTGTGAAAATTGTGATGCTCAAGGAGTTTGTAAACCATGAGAGGTTCAGCCAAAAAGAAGATAGAACAGTTTGTTGATATTTTAATTCAGAATACTCCACCAGAAGAGTTAAATAAAACAAGAGAAGCGATGATTGCCGAAGTAAAATCTTTTTGGAAATCAAAAGATAAAGAAAAACAAAAGTTCATACATAAAGTTTATTCTGGGGATTTTGATTCACTATAAATAAGTTATAAATAAAGATAGACATTTATCTTATATCAATAATATAAAGGAGTATTAACAAATGGCAAAAGAAAGTTTTAAGGATCTTCTAGAGTCTACCTATAAACTGCGTGAAGCTGATGAGGTTGCACCAGAAGAGGAAGAAGAAGTTGAACTAGAAGACGACGATGATGAAGATGCAGAAGAGAGTTTAGATGATCTTCCACAGGGTAAAGGTGATTATACTGCGGACGATCTTCGTGAAATCATCGATTACGTTTATGAAATTCTTGACAAAGAAGATGATGACGAACTTAACGATTCTGTTGGTGAAATTGGTCTTGATTTGATTTATGAGTATGCCGATGTTTTCCCTGCTACTGTATTGAATCAACTTGTTGATGATCTTAAAGAGCTTTTTGAGATTGAAGACACAATGTTGGAGTCTATTGTTACTGAAGGTTTTGTTAAACAGAAAAAAGGTGCACTTGCTAAACAGCTCCAGAAGAAAGCAAAAATGTACTACAAGAAAAATAAAGCTAAACTGAAGCAAAAAGCAAAGAAATGGCGTAAATCTTCGCATGGTAAAAAAGTTATTGCGTTGCACAAGAAATTGGCGAAGCGACTTGGTTCCAAAAAAGGATTTCGTCTCCAAGCTCCAGAAGTAGCTTAACCGTAATACTATCAACAAAACAAAAAAGTCTTTGATTTTATCGTCAAAGACTTTTTTTGTGATTATAAATAAAATTAAAAATTTAACATAGGAGTACCAAATGGGAACTGAATTTCGTCTCACAAAAAAAGAAATAGATGCTAAAATTAAAACACTTGAAGCTCGTGCAAAGAAATATCCAAAAGATGCTGACGATATTAATGCAGAAATTGCTGAACTTAAAGCTGTTCTAAAAGACGGTAAGTACATTAAAGAGAATAACATTACTCGTGCATTAGATATTCTTGAAGGTATTATAAACGAGAATGTAGCAGTTGCAGAATTACTTGGTACAAAGTTTAAAGCGTTTCAGGATTCTGTAGTTGATAAACTTAAGGTAGGATTTCCAGCTTCTATACCAATGGAAATGTTGAAACAACGTCTTAAACTTGCTCAAGACAAAGGTGAAACTATGTTGGCTAAACAAATCCAATACATAATTTCAAACGGCAAGGATGTTAAAAACATTAAAGAGTCTGTTATTGAAAAATTGTTTTAATCCAATTCCAGTAAATTTCAACTGTTAATTTAAAGCTATTCAGTTTAAATTTTAATGTTGACCACTTACTTGGATTTGAAAACAAACTATGGTAATTCATAGCTTCTTTGATTTCTGGAGATCCTGGTTTGGTTTCAATAATTGTGTACCAACCAGTAGCATCTATATCGTTTAGAAAAGATTTAATATTCTGGAAAACAGCTTGTTTAGCTTCTGCTTCGGTTTCATACGTTTCGTTATCATACACGTTACCGCATTCTGAAATACAAAGTGTTCTAAATTTGTTGTAGTCTGGATCTTCTAAATCTGTTATTTGTCTAACGTAGGAATAAATTTTTGTTTTCATTGTTTTATCTCCTCTATAGTGTTAATGTAACAAATTGATAGTTAAAAGTCAATTAAATATAAAGAAAAGGAAATTGTTATGAAAAAATGTTCGTTTGCTGACTATCTGTCAGAGAAGAAAATGAGTAGATCAGATCTAGAAAGAACCCTTCGTGCTTCTGACTCTGACAAAGACATTAACGCTTTGAAAGATGAAGTATCACAATTTTATTCAAACTTATCAACCGATGCGGCTGGATTAAAGAAAGTTTTTGCTAAAGCTAAAGCAAAGCCAGCAATTCCAGAAGTACAACTTTTTATGGTTGCTTATAAAAAACTTCAAGACGCTTTGAATTCTAAAGAGAGCGGCGAAGAATGACATTAGAACAAAGAGTCGCATTAGCATATAAAGTTCCTAGAGTAACGCTTTTCATAAACAAAGACATACAACTTATGAAAAGGATAAATGTCGTCCTTCAACGTCTTGATCGAACAAACAACGACATCTATATTCTGGAAACTTTTAATATCCTAAAGACTCTCTCTAACACTTTTGATATGAATAAATTATATCTAGTGTTATGTGATATCGTTCTTATTGAGTACCATTCTACTGTTGGATTTCTAATAGAACAATTAGCTTCCTTCGACAAAAATCAACTCAAAACTGTTATAAAGAAATTTCAAGCTCTAGGTGATGAATGAAATATCTTCTGACAGAATCTATGGTAAACACTGTAGCTCTCTACGTTATACTCCAAAAACTCATGACACAATTTGAGGACTGGGAAGCGTATAAACTCGGTATTATAGATTCTGATGGTAATAAGTTAAAGGAACCCAAGACTTCTAAAGAGATAGAGGCTTGGGATCTGCTTACCAAATTTTGTTGGAACTTCAAAAAGATCCTAAACAAATTTATAGGTAAAAGTCGTTTGGCTACTTTTCTAACAGCTTCATACCTGTTGAAAGATAGTCTTTCTTTGTTTTATATTGAGCACAACAAGGAAAAGTTGAATGAGTTGAAAACATTTTCCTTCAACAAACAAACTCTTATATATGAAATGATTAAGAGCTTACCTAAAATAGAAGAAAAAGTCACTGAAGACAATTTTGAATACCTTATGTTCCTGTACATGGAAAAAATAGACCAAATAATTTTAGATGTAGATTTTGAGAAGAAGATATGTTAGTATTAGAGGATGAAGGTACAACAACTGCCGATGTAGCTCAAGGTCCTGGTCAAAAGGGTCCTGTACAACATAGAGGACTACCTGTCTTCGATGTTTCTAAACACCATGAGTTTCAAAACTTTAATCTTGGAACAAAGATGAAGTTCAAACAATGGCGTAAGTTAATAGACTCTCCAGAAGTACATGATTGGGTTAAAAGTAACCCAAACAAATCTTTCTATATTCAACACAATGGAATCTACATAAAAGTAAAGAGAGGGAAAGAATGAAAATAACAACTGATGCAGAAAACGGTAACCTTGTAAAGATTGAGCTTGAAAGTGATGCAGCTTATTACACTTTTAAAGCTGGTGTTGATGACCGTAAACAATGGACAAAGCATCCAGAAACTTGTGAGATGTCAAACTTTTTGAGGGATAATTTGAAGTTTTCCCAGGTCTTCGTTGGATATAATGATACTTGGCTAAAAATAAAATAATCTAAAAGGAAAATTAATGAACGAAAGTTACTCTTATAGTAAACTTAACCTTTTTAGACAATGTCAATATCAATACAAATTAAAATATATAGATAAAGTAGAAACACCATTTTCAGACAATGCAATCTTTGAAAAAGGTAGATTTATACACTATCTTATTGAGCATTATCCAAAAGAAGTTGAATACAAATTCAAGTATCCAGAAGTAAGAGAGAAAGAATTAGTATATAGATCCTTCGTTAAAACATTAGTAAAGAACACCAAAAGAATTGAATATTTGTTGAGGACTGATGTACTCCTTCAAAGAGAACAACAATTTTATCTTGATAGAGAATTTAATCCAGTTGAGGGGAAAGCAGCTTCAACATTTAACGGAGTTATTGACTACGTTGGAGCAGTCGATGACTCAGTACTCCTCGTTGATTGGAAAACTGGAAAATCACAGTCAGCTTCATTAGACCAGTTAGAGTTTTATTCTATATGGGCTTTTAACAAGTTTCCACATATCACCAAAGTACAATGTTTCTTAATGTATGTGGAACAAGATGCATTTAAACATAAAACTATTCTTCGTTCAGAATTGCAAGAAATCCAAAATAAATACATTGGATTAGTAGAAACAATAGAATCACTAAAAGATTTTAAGAAGTCTAGAACTAACAAATGTGAGTATTGTGCTTTTCAAACAGAATGCTCTAAAATTAAACTAAAAGGAAAATAACATGGCAAGATATCAAGTACAAGCTCCAGATGGCATTGAAGTATGTGTAGCAACTCCTTATGGGGTTCAAGTTTTTAAACATGGTATTATTATTGAGGATGCTCGTTACGCATCTGTTTATCCAAACTTTTTTAAACTTATGCATGATGATATTACCCCTTTCTTTACTCCGCAGGTTGTTGAAGAACCTAAGGTAGAAGAGCCAGAAGTTGAGCCACAAACATCTGAACCTATAGTTGAGAAACCAAAAGCTGAAAAGGTTGAAAAACCAAAGAAAGCTCCTGCAAAGAAAGCTAGCCTAGGAAAGAAGTAAGGTAAATTATGTTACCACGCATTGCAACAAAATCACTTCTTAAACAATATATCATTCGTCAGTTGGGTGGGGAAGCTGTAACAGTTGAACTAACTGATGATAATTTAGAAGATGTTATAGCTAGAACTATTGAAGAATATTCTGTTGTAGCATATTCAGGTGTGAAGGAACGGTTTATTCCTGTAACCCTTCTTCCAGATGTTCAAGACTATACTTTACCGTACGAAACATTTGCTGTTTTAAAGGTAATGTCGATTGATATGCGTGGTATTGGTAACTCTGTTCCTAGTAATATGTTTTCTGTAAACAACTTTATCGCTGCTGACTTGTATAAACCAGGAACTGCTAAAATAGATCTCGTTGGGTATGAGTTAATCAATGAAATGATTGAAACTATGAATCTTATGTTTACTAAACAGATTTCATATGATTTTAACTCGATAACAAAAGATCTACATATTTTTGCTCCTAGTACAGGTGAAAATGTTATGCTTCATGTATATCAAAAGCTAGATACCACCGATGCTTCTGGTTCTAATGAGATTCATAACATATATAACGAAAAATGGATCAAAGATATGTCTTGTGCTAGGGCACAATATCAATGGGCGATGAATTGGCTTAAGTATCAGGGTTCAACTCTTCCAAATGGAGGGCAGTTGAACATGGAATTTATATATAACGAAGCTAAAGATAAAATTGAGAAGTTATCACAAGATTTAGAAGATCGCTATAGCCTTCCATGCGATTTTTTCATGGGTTGAGATATTGATTCCAACATTTAATGCATACGCTCCTTCTGGAGCTCCTAAATGGTACGCAAATCAAACCCATACCATTGGCGGGCAAAACGAAGCTACTTTGTTTAACAACGCCTATTCTGAATTTGTTTGGCTTTATGGTTCTGATGTTGTTTGGTTGAACCGTGAAGTTGGAAAAGAAGAATCTGTTTTTGGTGAGTATTTGTCGGCTGTTTTCAATAAAGGTACTCCAATGCGTATGTTTATTGAAGAAATGGAAGCTTGGGGTGGAACAGGTGATATTTTTAGTAAATTTGGTTTACAAGTTACTGATGAATGTACTTTGTATATAAACAAAACTTCTTTCTACAATGCATCAAGTTCTGGTTATCCTAAACAGGGTGATCTAGTTTATGTAAACAAAGCTCAGAAGTTGTTTGAAGTATCCCATATAGAAGATGAATCAGCACCCGGGTTTTATTTGTTTGGAAACCGTACAGGGTACAAGATTAGTTGCAAATTGTTCAGTTATAACCATGAAGTTATTAACCAATCTGTTTCTTCGGGTATTCCAGAAGCTGTTCAAGCATTGGATGATCTGTTGTTGAACAACGCAGGACAAACAGTAACATTAGAACAGAAAGAAGTTGAAAACTTTAATGTACCGATTCAAAGTGTAACATCTAGTGTAATAGACACAACTGAAGAGGACCCACTTGGATGAGTGTTGACAATTATACAACAAAGATAATCATAACAACTTTTATGGATTGGTTTAGTCGTATTACTGTAAACCGTTACGGGGAAGCTATAACTCCAAGTTTAAGTTCTGTTTTTATTCAAAGAAAAAATGTTCCAGTTCCTATTCAGTGGGCTTCTAGGGAGAAATGGTCAGCTATTTATAATTCATCTACTGCTAGAAAAGTAATGGACCCAGCAATTAGAGAAAAGAACCCCGTAGAGATGCAATGGGTTCTTCCTCGTATCTCGGTTTTCATGAATGGTATTAACTATGATGCAACTCGTAAATTAACTAAAACTCAAAGGATAGGGAATGAAGCTCAATATGTTCCGGCTCCGTATAACTTTGATTTGGAAGTTTATGTTGTAAGTAAAACTCTAGATGATAATCTTCAAATAATGGAACAAATTTTACCTTACTTTGCTCCTGAGTTATCTTTGTCCGTTAAACTACAACCTGGATTAGATCCTGATTCAGTCCCTATTGTGTTTAATGGTGTAACAACTGATATTCCAGTAGACTTTAATGAAGATGAAGAACGGTTAATTAACTTCTCTTATAACTTTACTGTTAAGTCAAACTTCTATCCGAAGAAAAGATATGTCAACCGTAAAACTTATTTTGCTATTGGTGTATCAGGTTCAAATCAAATTGAAATAGGTTCTGAAGTTGAATTCAATAAACTAACACCAGGTACTTTAGTTTCAGGCCCAGGAATACCAAATGGGGCTTACATTGTAGGTTTAATACCACCTAGTACTGTTATTCTTTCTAATGGTGTAACTGCAGACTTTAATTCTGATATTGTTTTTTCAGGTAAAGATATTCTTTATTCACTTGAAACCACAGGATGTTCAGCTGCAAGTGGTGCAGATTATATTAAAGTTATACCACCTGCACAAAATAATTTGAAAGTTGGTATGTTAGTCTGGGGTGAAGGTATTCCTGATAACACATATATTGTTGAAATTTTACCTGATGGTACAATAAAACTTTCTAATAATATAATGATAAATATTTCAAATGTTACTTTACATTTTGGCATCAATCCAATTATTTTAGATGTGAAAACTAATATGTATGCTTCTGGATCAGAATATATTCAAGTAGATCAACAATGGATTGCACATCTTCAGAAGATTGAAGAGAAGTTTAATTACTTTGTAGATACATCGACAACACCAAATCCTTTCTTTGGAGCGTAATATGGAACTTTCAGAAAATACAAAAAAAATCGTAATGATTATTTTAGTTGCTTTTATTCTAATTGTTTCTTTGATTGGAGTATTTGTTCCTGACTCTAGAGTATACATAAAAGAAGTTGTTGGAAGTATTCTCAACTTTATTCCTGTTGTAATGAAATAAATTAAGGTAACTAATGAACAAAAAATTTGAGAATTTAGAAAAGAAACTAAACATAGCAACATCATTGGTTTCAGAGTTGACTGAAGAAGTTGAAGATCTACCAGAACTTACGATATCTTCAGATGTTCCAGCGGAAATTCAGGAAACAGTTTTCACATTAGATCTTTTGAAAACTGATTTTATGTTGATAAGAAATAATATCTTGAAACTGGTTTCTACAGGTCAACGTGTTTTAGATACTGCATCAGTTTTAGATGTTACTGATATGAAAGCGAGTCAGTTACAGGCGTTGTCTGAAATGCAATCGACTATTGGTAATAATTTGAAGTTGCTTATTTCCATTTATAAAGATATCGCTGAAATAGAAAAATTGAGAATCAAAGAAGCAGCAAAACAACAAACTCAAGCGAATGTAAATATGGGAACAGTAGTAAACAATAATATTGTCTACTCTGGAAGTACAACTGATTTGTTACAACTAATTAAGGACAATAAATAGGTATATGGAAAAAGTATATTGTAAAGATTGTTTATGTTGGAATCGCATTGGAAATTCATTAAACGGAACCTGTCATAGACTTCCAGTAACTAAAATGGATTCATTTCCAATTTCAAAAGGAACTACATTCTGCTTTGATGGAATTAAGGATAATACAATAAAACTTCTAGTAGAAGAAGAGGAAATATATGAAACAAAAATTTGAATTGATTAACGAGTGTCTTCAAAAGAACGTGTTGACAGAAACAAACGTGTCTAGTGATGTTGGACAGTTCGCACCAATTATTCTTCCATTGGTTCAGAAAATTTATCCAGAATCATTGGTTGCACAAATTGCTTCTATTCAACCAACAACTTCCCCTGTTGCTAGAGTCTCCGCTTTGTATTCTATGTATTCAGGAAACGCTTCTAACAACGACAACAACCTTCACGTGGATGGAAGTATTGTTCCAGGTATGACTTGGTCGAACTCAAAGATTATTACTGTTGCTGCTTCCGCTGCTTCTTTAATAACTGTTGGATCTAGTGCTAGTTCTGGGTCAAATGTTATAACTGTTTTCTATAAAGAAACTGTTTCAGGTGGTCCAATTTATACACCAGAAAGTTCAGCAAATCCATATTACACTCATGTACTGGTTAGAGTTGATTCCGGTAATATTGTTACTAACGATACATTTACTTTTGGAGCAACTCCAATTAAGGTGTTATACGCTTCTGCTAACCGTAACATTGTAAAACGCATTTTTTCTAACTACGCTGGAATTCAAGAGATTGATTCAGCTGTAAATCAAGTCAACTTTGAAATTAGAACTGCTACCTTAACTTGTAAAACTAAAAAGATTAAATCAGCGTTTACTCGTGAGAAGGTTCAGGATGTTCAAAAACTCTACGGTGAAGAAACAAACAATATTGTAGGTAGATATATTGCAAATGAAATTCAACAAGAGATTGACCGTGAAATTGTTGAATACTTAAAAGATATCGCAACTCCAATGCCTGTTGATATTGACCTCTCAAAATCATTTGCAAATGCATCATCTGGTTCAATTGGTGACTTAACTTATGATCTTTACTTTACTATTTTTGCTGCAATAGAAGAAATTGTTAAAGCAACAAAGCGTAATCGTACAATGTTTATTCTAGCTGACTCTGCAACAGTCGCATTGTTGACAACCAACGCTCTACATTCGGATTCAACTCCTGAAGAATCAAACCCTTACCGTGTTGGTTCTATTGGTGCATATCCATTGTATTGCGACCCATTTTCAACAGAACATTATATGATCATTGGTTACCGTTATGAGTCAGATGCTAAAGATGATGCTGGATTGATTTTTACTCCTTATGTTTCTACTTTAGTTGAAGCTACTGACCCAGCTACTTTCGGTCAAGTGTATATGACAATGAATCGTTATGGTTATATACGTCACCCACAAGATTCTGGAAACGGAATTGGCGATTCAGACTTCTTTAGATATGTTTCTGTAAACTTTGGAGATGTTAGCTCTATAGCCAACCAAGGTGCAAATTTAGTTAGTCAAGTTAGAAAAACTTATTAAGGAGATATAAATGGCTATTGGAGATAAAATAGTTGTTGGTCCTATTACAGCGATTGCTAGTAATCCAGCGTTAACTGACAACTCAACAAACATAGCATCAACTCATTATGTAAATGAGATGTTGAAGGGTCGAAAGAACTACATCATCAACGGCAACTTTGACATCTGGCAGCGTGGAACAAGTCAGACTTCTTCTAGTTACGGTAGCGATGACAGGTGGTTAAATAGTAGCGGTGGTTCAACAAAGACTCATTCGCAACAAGCATTTACTCTCGGGCAAACTGATGTGCCTAATGAACCAAAATACTTCTCCAGAACTGTTGTAACTTCTGTTGCGGGGGCGGGAAATCAATGTAGTAAATACCAGGGCATTGAATCTGTCCGTACGCTTGCAGGCAAAACCGCAACACTCTCTTTCTATGCAAAAGCTGATGCAGCTAAAAATATAGCCGTTGAATTTTTACAAGATTTCGGTACAGGCGGCTCTCCATCTGCAGCTATCACAGGGATAGGAGTAACCACTTGCGCTCTCACTACTTCTTGGCAGAAATTCACCGTGACAGTAAACATCCCAAGCATCAATGGCAAGACTCTTGGTACTAGTGGTGATGACAGGCTTAATGTACTTTTTTGGTTTGATGCTGGCTCTGATTATAATTCCCGTGCTAACTCCCTCGGTCAGCAATCAGGTACATTCGACATCGCCCAAGTCCAGCTTGAAGAAGGTTCAGTAGCAACTAACTTTGAAGTTAGACATCCAGCAACCGAGCTTGCCCTATGCCAGCGGTACTACGAAGTAGGATCGGGAGTCAGCTATTTTCCGAGCGCTGGAACTGCATACTCTGGTGTAGCGGTAAATTACAAAGTTACAAAAAGGGCAGCACCTACAGTTACTGTGTTTGATGACGTCTCTACCTCTGGCAAGGTGACTGCAATCACCGGACCCGGGGGGCAAGTAGCTAATGCGTATTCATATGCGTCTACAGGATTAGACACTACAAATATACTGCATATAGTATATGCAGGCGGCAGTTCAATTTACGGACTCCGCTTTACATTTGCTGCCGACGCCGAACTATAACCACAATTCACAATAAAAACTAGAAACCCTATGTTAAATAAACATAGGGTTTTTATTTGATCAAATTTTCATAAAGGAAACAATGAATGGTAGAAGATATAAAGGAAGATATTTTTGGAAATGAAATAGCTTTTGATGGAAATCCAAATCTTAAAAAACCGAATACAAAACTAGCATATACAAAAGAACATATAGAGGAGTATCTTAAATGTGCTAATGATTGGAAGTATTTTGCCGAAAACTATTATTTTATATTAGATATAGATAAAGGAATGGTACATCCAAAATTAAGAGATTATCAAATAGATATGGTTGAATCATTTATTAAAAGAAGGTTTAGCATAACTCTGGCGAGTAGACAATGTGTTGTGGGTGATTCTAAAATTAAAATAAGAAATAAAAAAACCGGTGAAATTCAAGAATTAACATTAAAAGAATTAGAAAATATAATTTCTTAATACTTGTCTAGATGTATAAATAATAGTAAAAAAGGTTCATATGGCTAATAATTTAATGTATTGTGAAATTTGTAAAAAGAAAGTTAAAAGTTTTTATCATCATTTAAAAAGTGTACATAACATAACATCGGAAGAATATAGAGAATTATACATTCCTAAAAGATTTTGTGACTATTGTAATTCTGTAATAACAGATAAAAAGTCATCAGCTAAATTTTGTTCGGTTAAATGCAGAAAGGAATATTACAATATAATTCATATAGAAAATTCCAGAAAAGATCCAAGTAATAAAGTCGAATGTAAAATATGTGGATTTATGTGTCGATCTGTTTTAGCTCATGTAAGAGATCATCATAAAATACCTTTTAGTGAATATAAGAAAAAATATAATTTATCGACAGAAGATTGTTTTTGTAAAGAATATATAAATTATTGCTCCGAAAAAATAAAAGGTGAAACTAATCCTGGTTATAAACACGGTGGTAAATTTTCTCCTTTTTCTAAAAAGTTTGTTAAATATCAAGATTTAGATAATAAAGAAATAGCAATCGAAAATGTTATATCAAAAGTTAAACAAACTAAAAAAGATAATCCACAAAATCAAACTAACCATATTGAACATTGGCTTAAGTTGGGGTATGAGTTAGAAGAAGCTAAATTACTTTTAAGTGACAGACAAGCAACATTTTCAAAAGAAAAGTGTATTTTACGGTATGGGGAAGAAGAAGGGTTGAAGATATGGCAAGATAGACAAGATCGTTGGCAAGAAACTTTAAACTCAAAATCTGAAGAAGAACGGTCAGAAATAAATCGAAAGAAAATTACTAAAGGATATTCTATTTCAAAAAAAGAAAAAGAATTATTTAATATTTTGTCTAAAGAATTTCAATTAGAACAACAATTAGCATTATTTGATCGAAGATGTTTTTTGTTTGACATTGCTGATCCTTCACAAAAGAAAATTATAGAATACAATGGTGATTATTGGCATGCTAACCCAGATGTTTACCAAAAAGATTTTTTTAATAAAAAAATTAAAAAAACAGCTTTAGAAATATGGGAATTAGATAGAATCAAACACCAAGTTGCCTTGGATAATGGGTACCAAATTTTAATTATCTGGGAACGAGACTATAAGAATAACAAGGAAAGAGAATTGAATAAATGTAAGGAATTTTTAAATGAAATTTCAAAAAATTATTAATATAGAAGATTTTGAAATTTTAACAGATGAAGGTTGGAAAGATTTTTCTGGTTTGGGAATTACTCCACCGTTAGATATTATAGAAATAGAAACAAGTAACGGTTTAATATTAAAAGGAGCTCCTAATCATTCTATTTTTAAATCCGATCTTTCAGAAGTGGATTTATTGAATATAGAAATTAATGATATTATTTTCACTAAAAACGGTCCCGAAAGTGTTATAAAAAAAACTATTCTAAACAAAAAAGAAATAATGTATGATATTTTAGATGTTTCAAATTCTAGGTATTATACAAATGATATTTTATCACATAATTGTGGAAAATCAACTTCATTTGAAATTTTTGTTTGTTGGAATTTACTTTTTAATAAAGATAAAACTATAGCTTTATTGGCTAATAAAGCTGAACAAGCTAGAGACCTTTTAAGAAAAGTAAAATTAGCATATGAACTTCTTCCAAAATGGTTACAACAAGGTGTTTATGTTTGGAACTCTGGGTCAATAAAATTAGAAAATGGTAATATGGTTATTGCTAGTGCAACATCTTCAACTGCGATACGTGGTAGATCCATTTGGTGTGCAATATGCGATGAGCGGTCATTCGTCGAAAACAGCGTATGGTCGGGCTTCATTTCATCAGTCTATCCAACAATTTCTTCAGGTAAAGATTCTAAAGTAATTTATGTTTCTACTCCTAATGGTATGAATCACTTTTATAAGGATTGGACAGATGCTATAGAAGGCAGAAATAAATTTCACCCTATTAAAGTTGACTGGTGGCAGGTTCCTGGTAGGGACGAAAAATGGAAAGAAGAAACTATTGCCAACATCGGCATGCAAAGATTTCTTCAAGAATATCAAAATTCTTTTCTTGGTAGTATTGCAACACTAATTGAACCAGAAATAGTTAGAGAACTAAAACACAAACAGGAGATAGAACATCCAAGAATATTCAGTAACATTCCAGAAGAGTATTATAAGTTCTTAAAGATATATGAGGAACCAAAGAAAGGTCATACTTATACTATTGGAGTTGACTCTTGTAAAATGACTGAAGAAAACTCTGGTGACGCTCTAGGTATGCAGGTTCTTGATATTACCGCTTACCCGTTCAAACAAGTTGCTACGTTCTTCGCTAAAGAAGGTTTCAACTATTTGTTCTCTCCAGAGATGGCTTTTAAACTTGGAATGTACTATAACGAAGCTTATATGTTCGTGGAGAACAACGAAATAGGCCAAGAAGTTGCAAACATGATTCACTTCGACTATGAGTATGAAAACATTTACTTTGAGAAAGGTAATCTTCCTGGTTACCGCACAACCAAGAAAACAAAAAGAATGGGTTGTACTAATCTAAAAATGTTACTTGAAAAGAATCAACTTGTATTGAATGACTTTGATACAATTTCACAACTTTCAACCTTTATAAAAGTTAAGGATAGTTATAAAGCAGAATCTGGTTACCAAGATGATCTAGTTATGGCTTTGATTTCTGCATTGTTTTTTCTTATGTCAAAAACATTAGACATTTCAGAAATTGCCGATCCACAAAAATTGATTAGTGTTATAAAGGCTGAAAAAGATCAGGAAATGGAAGAAACTCCTGCATTTGGTTATCTCCCAGACGATGAGTTTGATAATGAAATCAAAACAGATGCTGATGGATTTACTTGGTAAGACACTATTTATATTACCAGATATAAGGTAAGTTCAAAATATAAATAGATACAACAGAATCCAATATTTGGATGAATTAAAATAAAAGGAGAAATAAAAATGGGCTTTAGTTTATCACCAGCAGTTTCAGTTCGTGAACTAAACTTGTCACAAACAGTTCCTAACATACCTTCTGCAAGAACTGGTATGGTTGTAAGGGCTGATTATGGGCCGTGTTTAACACCAACTGGAGTAACATCGGAAGCAGATTTGGTAGCTGCTTTCGGTAAACCAACTGCTAACAACTACCAAGATTGGTATCAGGCATGGAACTTCCTACAGTATGCTTCTAGTCTTTATGTTGTTAGACCACTTCCACGGAACGATTCAAACAACGCTTTCAAAAATGCTGGTATTCATATCAGCAACAACGTAGCTTCAGAAGGTAATGCAGAACTGTACAATACAAACAAAGCAGAAATAACTTTGGAGTCAACTGTTGTTAATGGTAAGATTGCATTCTTTAACAAATATGTAACTCCAACTCAAACTCTTGCTATTGGTGTTTGTTCTAATCCTGCTTACTACAGCAAACCTGTTGTAGATGCTTATTCGGCTGCCATTGGAACAATTAGTGCTTCTGGGGCTTCTATTCCTGTTACTAACAACTCTTTGGTTAAAGGTAACAAAATTCTTTCACTTGGTACTGGTAAGATATATAATGTTGTTGATTCCAGCCCAACTAGCGTAACATTTGATTATACTTTTACTTCTGCAAGTGACGCTAAAATTGAATTTTCACTTGGTTACATTACTTACACATCAGCTTCACTTTCTGGTATAACTTTTACAGTAACTTCTTCAGCTACTACTAATAATGCTAAAGTTGGTCAGGCATTCACTGTCGGTGGAAAACTTGCTTATGTAACTTCCATCGCTGCTAACGTAATTGCTTTAACTTCAGCTGATGGTACTGCTATTAACCCAGGTACAAGTGGAACTGTTTTCTCTAATGAAACTGCTTCTTGGGCTACTTTAGCTCCTGAATATGCTTCTAACTCTGTTTCAGGAATTCCTGCAGGTTCAACAAGTTTTAATGTACTTTCTGGGTTTAACATTCCAGTTGGTTATGTTTTCAACTTTGATAAAGCAAACAACGACTTGATTTCTTCTATTACTGCTACAGATGAAACTCAAGATGCTTATACTGTTGTTGCTACTGATCCAGTCAACAATGTAATTTACTTGGATAGCCCTCTCGCTTCTGCTGTTAAGAAAATTAACGGTACTGCAATTACAAGTTCCCGTTTGTATGTTGACCTTGATCCAGCTACTTCCAAAATCGTTGGTATTAACTTACTTGCAGAAAAGTTTGATGCTACTGTAATTAAGAAACAGCGTTTAACTGCTGAAGTTGCTTCTGATGCTGTTCCAAGACTTGCTAAACCATACATCAAAGAAGAACTACTTTCCTTCTCCGACCTTCTTGAGTATGAGCCTAACTGGCAGAACGGTGAGTTCTTAACTGTTGTATTTGACAAGAACACTGATGGTCTTTATGAGATCAAAGAAACTGTTATCGCTTCTTATAGCAAAACTGCTAAAAATGCTGATGGTCGTAACATTTACGCAGACAATGTATTCTTCACAAGTTCAAAATACTTGTATGCTAAAGTTAGCACTTCTAAAGCAGTTTCTGTAAATAGCACTCTTGCTGGTGGGTTGTTTACTTTTGGAACTTCAACTGAAACTGATTATGCGTTCACTGATTTTAACCAAGCTTCAGTACAGTTCGCGTTTGAAGAATTTGCTAACCCAGAATCATTTGATGTAAACATTCTTATTGCTCATCAACTAGATTTAAACTACGCTTCAACTATTGCTGAAACTCGTAAAGATTGTGTAGCACTTGTTGCTCCATTTAATGCTTCGGAACTTATTACAAAAACTTCCTCTGAAGCTACTGCATTACTTAACAATAAATTTGGTTCAAAAACTGTTTATGATGCTAAAGAGTTTACTACTTTTGGAACTTACACTGCTGTATATGGTAACATGAAATATCAGTACGATAAATTCAACGATGTAAACCGTTGGGTTGCTGTTCTTGGTGATATTGCTGGACTTTATGCACAAACAGATGCAAATCGTGATCCATGGTGGGCACCTGCTGGTTCAGAGCGTGGTGTTATGAAGAATGTTATTAAACTTGCTTTTAACGCTGGTAAACAGAACCGTGATGACCTGTATGTAAATGCTATTAACCCAATTATCAACATTCCAGGTGAAGGTGCTGGTGTTGTTTACGGCCAGAAAACTGCTACTGCTATTGCTTCTGCTTTTGACCGTGTTAATGTTCGTCGTTTGTTGATCTTCCTTGAGAAGACTGTAGCAACTGCAGCAAAAACTGGGTTGTTTGAATTTAATGATGCATTTACTCGTCAGAGACTTTTCGGTATAATTGAACCATTCTTGCGTACAGTAAAATCAAGACGTGGACTTTATGACTATCTGTTGGTTATTGATGAGTCGAACAATACAAGTTCGGTTATTGATGCTAACGGTATGGTTATTGATATGTACCTCAAACCTGCCAAGACTGCTGAATTCATCAATGTTAATGCGGTCGTAACTGCAAGTGGTACTAACTTTGCCGAAGTTGTAGGTAAAACAGGTCTTTAAGATTTAAAATATATTATATTGAAAGGGTTCTATTTTTAGAACCCTTTCTTCTTGACTATTCTTATAAATACTGTTATAATAAATTCAGCTACTAATTTAGGTTAAAGGTAATTATATGAATTTTTCAAGTGAAAAAAGTAAACAACGGGAAATAGAACTTTTTAACAATTCTAGTATAAAAGAATTTGAATTAAATATTGCTCAGGAACAATTTATTAACTTTTTTGAAACTCATGATGTTGCTAATATTAAAAGAATAATGATTAATAGTAATCCAGAGCTATATAAAACAATTTTTAGAACATATGAACACATTCTTTCCAATAGTAAAATATATCATCTATGTAAACTAAAAGTAATAGAAGAACCTGTTTGTTCTATCTGTGGTAGAAAAGTTTGGTTTCAAGCTAAAGATGGGTACTTTGATAAATGTAGTGTTTGCAATAGATCTATTAATATTAAAATTAGAAATAGTAATATACATGAAGAAGATTATAATACGGAAGAATTAAAATCTACTATTATTCAAAAAATTAAATTACTACACCCTAAATCTTATTTTCAATCTTTACGGTCGACAGATTCGGTAATAATTAACCAAGTCCTAAAAAGGACTAATTATCTAGACCAAAAAGTAAAGTTTAATGAACGTTTATATCATATT